TTTGTTAATGTTCCTATTCCACGAGAAGAAACCCCCATAGTTACACCTTGTCTCATCAAGTTTGCTGCTTGATCACCAGGACAAGAAACTACTCCACGTTCGTGAAAACCAGGTGAGGTTAATAATTTTAATTTACCCATTAATACATTACCTTCCCACCACATATCAGTAATAAGGTGTGATACACGGTCTAAGTCAATTAATGATGACTCAGGGTGATTAAGTTCTGAAATAGACAATCCTTTTTTGATTGCTTGTTGGTATTTTTCAGCTTCTCGTCTTAATATTTTTTCGGGATAAATTCTACCGTTTCTATTTGGTGTATCGTACTTTTGAAGTACCGCATAGAATTCAAAAGGTTTAGAATGGTCAAGTTGTCCGTAAGATTCTTTTATGATCTCAGCATTTCTGGTATCATTTGGATTAATGAAACCGGCATCCCATTCAATTAATATACCGTTACCCGTATCGTTTGGTCCTAATATTTTCATTTATTTTATTTTAAATATTTTTATAACTTTATCCATATAATTCAAGTATCACATCAAATTCACTTATACTACGATTAATAAGACTGAGTACTTTTGAATTCATTTGTTTAGCGATAAAAGTTTTATAATCAAAAGCTAATGCGGTGTCTTGATCAAAGTCACTTGAGTACAACGCATAATTTTTAGCGAATTCAGTTACATCATTTCCTTCATATATTATTTCACCTACTTGAACAAGAACTTCTATGTCATTATTTTTTAGATCCCCTTGAATTACGATATTACTTGGAATTATTTTGGAACCTCTAAATCCATATTCATACACAAAATCATTAAGATTAATTAGATTATTAATTCTTTGTGTGACATTTTCTTGTTCACTGATCATATCTTGTAATCTTAGATATTGAGATTCATTTATTAAGAATTTCATAGTTCAAGTTTAATTAATAAATATATTAAACTTTTTCTTTTTTTGTTTTATGTAGGGTAAAGTATTTATTTTTCATAAGAGTATATTGATAAATAGACTTTACAATGTCCTTTATTTTATCCCTGAGTGTGACTGATTTAAACTCCATATTTTTCTTGAAAAATAATGTCACCTCCAAGTTCATAAAACTTCTTTTTCCTGGTTGAATGCCGCTGGTTCGTAAATCCAAATCAACAATCATATTGTCTTCAAAAATTTCTTTATCAAGAACTTCAGATAACATTAACCTTACATTTCTTTCTAAATTCCTTGTAATTCTGTTCCAATTATCATATTCTTCTTTTGGTTCCATCCACGTTTGAATTACAATATATATGGATTTCATTTCTATGGAATCTACTGTTCCATAAGACGATTTAATATTTTTAAACCCCTTTAGTGTTGAAGTTTTTCCTTTTTTCATTTATTATTTTCATAATTATATAGTTTATTTTGATTAAATTATATTAAAAAAAATAGGTTAAATCAAACAAATAATAAAATCTTTATATTTATCATCATATAAAAACTTTATGCTAATTATAAAAGTAAAAAATAAAGGAGGGATAGAAAGAGCCCTCAAGGAATACAAAAACAAGGTTTACAAAACCAAAATGCTTGAACAAATCAGAAACAGGCAAGAACACACCAAAAAATCAATTAAAAGAAGAGAAGAAAGACTTAACGCCATTTATATTCAAAAGAAAAAAGGGTCAGAAGACTGACCCTTTCATTTAAATCTTTTTGGAAAAGTGTTCAACTGCGGTTGCTCCTAGTCCAACCATTACTATTCCAACCATACCTTCCCAAACATATTCTTTTAAAGGTATCTCTTTAAAAACATTCACTCCGAATGCAAGTGCTACCAATATAAATGCGATAAATGTAATTATCCTTTTGGAAGATCTGTTACCGTCAACATCATTTAAAAAATTACTCATTTTTTAAAAATTTGTCCGATATATATTTTTTTATAATATCCATATTTTTGCTTGCGAAAATACCCAAAGCAAAACCTGCATAAATTTTGTATCCTAAAATCCATAATACGATACCTAAGATACCACCACCCAAACCATCAACACCCATGGTTTGTGCCCAAGCCTTAACTAAGCCAATAACTTTTTTTACATATTCAATAACATTTTTCATAATCCTGATTTTAAATTTTTGAGTTTATATAGGCTTATACCTGAAACTTCAGATTCATTAATTCTTTGAATTGATAATTCAATTTTCTCTTTTAATTCAGAATCATCAGATTCATTAAGCTTGGTGCTTAATTTTTCAATAACCTCTTCTTTTAATGATTCAATTTCTTTTTTGAGTTCAGATCTTGAAAGAGATAAAATTTCTTTCAATTCCTTTTTTTCACTTTCTGAAATATTTGAATATTCTTTGTTGAAAGTATTGGTTACGATCTTCAACATTGAGGAAATTGGAATTTGAGAATAACTAACATTCTCTACTAACTTTTCGGAAGATGTTAAAATGTTTTTTATATTTTTCTTGGACTCCAAAACTTTTTCAATATCTTTGATGCCCTTTTTATATACGATATTATCAATGTCTTGGTAGTGATTTTCTGATGTGTCAGATAAATTTTCATTTAACCACATTTTAATTTCTTTAAGTTCTTCAGAAGATTTTTCAATCGTTTCTTTTAAAGAAATAACCATTTCATTAAGATACTCATCTACAATATCTTTAGATATATTTGATTTTTTACTTAATTTATCATAACCGTGATAAATTTCAGCTATATTTTTATTCTTAATTACATTCTCATTAAAAACCTTCATTGTATTTTTAAATGATGGTTTTCCATATGAATTCACCAAAAGGTATTCAATATTACTTTTTATTTGTCCGAAAGTTCTCATAAGTTTTTATTAATAAATATTACTTTTTTAAGATTCGTTCCAATTCTTTTTCTATATCACCCAAAGATTGTCTTCCTTTTGATAAATCTATCGTTTGTGATCCACTAATAATATTGTCTTCTAAAATCAAATTTAAATCGTTTTTATTTACAGATTCAGGAGTAATTTCCTCACCACCACCTAATCCTCCGGCTTCACCGCCAGTCTCTCCACCAACTTCTCCCCCTAAGTCACCACCGAGGTCTTCACCACCTAAATCACCTCCAATACTACCACCGAATCCTCCACCAATATCACTTGATGGTTCAGTAACTTCACCCGCAGGTTCACCTTCTGTTCCAGCAGGCGCTTTGGTTCCATATAACTTATCAATATTTGAGAATATACCTGTTTTCTGAATAACCTCAGCTGTTTTTTCCAACTCAGATCCAACAGCCTTTTCAATTCGTTGTTGTTGTAAATCCAATTTAATTTCTTCATCAGAGAAACCAAGAATATGTTTCTTAGCCCACGATGATGATACAGGTTGTATTCCATTACCAGGATCACTAACCGCATCTCTATATAATTGAATTTTTTGTTGCCAATTTTCAACCTTAAGAAGATCCGCTTGAGTTGAAGGATTTGTGAGACCTAATGTAAAATTATTAAGTTCATCTTCAAACCCCAATAAAAACAAATGAATAATTGCAATCTTATTCATTTCTTGAAGCATAGATTTTTGAATTCTATTTATAGTTCTTGCGAAACGAATATCTTGTAACGCCAAGTTTTTACCATCACCGACAACATCTTCAAAACCCAAAAATGCTTTTGGTACACGAAGAGCGGTGAGTAATTTTTTCTGTATGTATTCAATATCTGCGATCTCAGACAAGTTCTGAGCGCCAGGTAGGGTATCAATAGGGTTTGGTGCGTTAGGGTCTCTAACGGGGATAAAAAAGTCCTGATCAACCGCCATTTGATTATACCTTAAGTCCACATTACCATTTGAAGGATCAACGATCTGATCTCTTTTAAATTTATTGGCAACTCTTTGTACATACGGCTCCACATCTTTGTCGTCCATATTACCAACAAAGATTTTAAAAACACGTCTTTCTGGTGCTCTTGATGTTCTATAAATTAACATCGCATCTTCAGATAAAATAAGTTGTTTCCAAATTCTTCTAGCTTTTTCCAACATAGACGTACCATAGGGTAATTTTCGGTCATCACCCAATAATCTAAAATGGGCGATTTCCCAAGTATTAAAGGTCATATCCTTATTCTGCCATAAGAATTTTAACGCATCGTTTTCAGTTTCGGTGGTATTCCTTTCAGGTTTGATTTTCATACCACGTTCTTGGCGAGTTATTTCAATATTCGGCAATTGTTGAGCACCCATAACTCCTTTAACAGGATCCAACTTCAAATAAACAAAGTTATCACCATATTTGCAAGTGTTTCGGGTCCACATCGGAAGATTGGTACTGATGTCCAATCTGTTATTAAACAGATCGGCAAGAATAGATTTTATTCTTTTACTTTCAGAATATATTTGCAAAGTAAAACCATCTTCATCTGTTGTTGTAGATTCTTCAGCATAGATATCCAAAGCCGCAGAAATTTCAGGAGTATACTCCATAGATTCATAATCATAAAAAGATGCCAAACGTGTGGGTTCATAATAAACCGCTTGAGAATATAAATTATTTTCAATCTTTTGCCATTGCTGACCCAAATATAATGTTTGTTGGCTTTGAAGTTTTTCTCTTTCAAATTCTTTTTTGTCTGGTGTTTTTAAGATTTCTTTTTTATCAAACTTAAACACCGGTGCTTGCTGATCAATTGTTGAATCAGGACCAAATACTTTGGTAAGACGTTGCCATATTGTGAAATTATTTTCAGCCATTTAAAATTCTTTTTATATAAATACTAATAAAGAGTTATTTTTATTCAACCTTTATATCCAAACAACCAACCATATTTTTCATAATTCTCTTTGGTATGGTTATTTGCATATGGATTATGTGTTTGTTGGTTACCCATAACAGGTACACCAGGATTAAAATCTCTAGCAGTATTTTTTGGCTCACTTTCCTGTACCATCCAACTATCCATCATCGCTTTGGTTTGATTATCCACTTTTTCCAATTTAGAAAAAGATGTTTCACCCACATAAATCGCCATCGCAATTGCCATAATCAAATCATCATGCTGACCCTTTTGGTGATCTGGTCTTCCGTTTATATATACAAAGGTACCGATCTCATTTAATAACCTTTGAGACCGAATAACAAAATTGTGTCTTAACGCTTCCTCAAATGATGCAACAATCTGAACTCTTTTTGTGTTAAAATTTATGCCAGGTATTTTTTCCATTGCCTTTGGATTATACTTCCACTTATCAGCAACATTTGTACCATCAACATATAAATTTTTATAACCCAACTCTTGCATCTTACGAGCAGTAGATACCCCCATACCTCCCGTGATATCAATTACCACAAAACAATTATACATTGTCGCCCATTTATATGCGACCTCAGCCGCAACATCAGGTGGTATCTTACCCACATATTCTAATACCTGTTCCCTATCATCAAAATCAATAATAGAAAAAGTTGTAAAGTCTTCGCTATCACCACGTGAAACATCCAACCCCATAATATATTTTTTCCCATTTTCAGGTTCCTTCCATTGCCAAATGGCACCACCCATAAACTTATTAATCGGATCTTTAATATCCCTCTCACGAATTCTTTCCACAACATCAGGTGGAATAACATTATCCCCCGATCCAAGAAAATTACATTCCAATTCCTGACTGATCTTACGTCTGTCAAATTTTAGTTTTTTAGCCATCTTCTCAAACCAAGAAGAATATGGTTTATAACCATCAGACATTAATCTTTTGATTTCAGAAAAATCCCTTTCTCTCGGAGCAATATTTGTGAAATCAATTATTATCTCATCATCATTATATTCTTCTCTGTTAAGCATATAATGAACAATATCTTTGACCTTTATTAGTTTTAAGTCACTGGCATAGCGAGGATCACGGTACCAATACATTTCCGTGACCTTAAAGTCATTCATTTTCTTAAGTGACTGATCGTATATAGGATAATAAATTGAATCAAAACCATTTGGTGTGGAAATTACAATTACTTTACCACCTGTAGATAATGATGCCATACACGCAGACCAGAAATCGTCATCTGCCTCAATGTAGGCGGCCTCATCAAAAATCAACATCGTGGGGGTATAACCTCTTAATGCATCTTTTGATGTTGCAACGGCTTTAACTTCACAACCATTAGTTAACCTGTAGTGACCAGCACCATTTTTCTTTGCATCAAAATCAATACCCAACCAAGATGGCCATTGATCCAAAAAGGAACGGATTTTCGTTGACATTTCAACGGCAGTATCCTTTTTGTTTGCAATAATTAGAATTTTTTCAGGTTTGGATTTGGATGCGGTTACGAGTTTTTTGGATACCCAAGCCGCAGTTACTGTTGATACACCCGCTTGTCGGTATTTCAACGCAATATTTTCATCATAGTTTTCGTAGTCATTAACCAAAGAAACCTGATCATTAAAAAGGTTTAATGGTACGAAACTTGATTGTGTATTATCAAAAGTTTTTAGATAAGTCTTAAGAGCATATGGAGTATCTTTAACAATTTTTGCATATTCCAATAATGCTTGTTCTCTTGTTACTGACATCCATAATTTTAATTAAATTTTATGAAAGAGAGATACCTAAATCACCCAATAAATTATCTAGTGCATCGTCCTCATCATCATCTTCCATTGCACTCATAGCATCTTCATAGTCTTCCATTTGAAGTTGCTCAATGATATCATCAACCATACGGTTCATAATTTGAGTACCTCTTTTGTCTCCACTTAAGATATATTTTGCCAATTCAAAGAATTCATCAGTAGTTAAAGATGAAAAACGACTAAATAAATAAGATTGAATGATCTTTTTATCATCATCAAATAATCTATCAGGATATGCTTCAGTAAATTTCTCCCAGAAAACAGGTCCCAAACGTAAATCCCATATTTCATAAGGTAAAGTATCTTGAGATGCCATTACCATTTCTGCCGCCTTAGGATCATCAGGTAACCCTTGTGTACCCAAAGCTTCATATACACCTTTTATGATTTCGTGTACCAAAATTGGAAAAAATAACCCTTTAGCAATAATTGTTGGTGGGTCAGTTTCATCATCAACTTCTTCTTTACCTTCCATTGCTTGTCCACCTTCAGCCGCAGACATTGTCATTTGATCCGGCAAGATCCAATAAAGTAAATCATTTACTGACATTACAACACCATAAAGATTTAACAAACGTGGATTGATTTTATTTAATTCTTCCTCCACCATATGAAACATATAATGTCCCTTTTTGGATGCACCTTGAATAAGTGAATTAACAAAACGTCTTTTTGCTTTTTCCAAATCAAACTTTTCAAAAGCGGCAATGAAGTTTTCCAAATCATCTTCGGCCTCATCTTCAGAAACTCCAAATTGTTCCACCACATCTTCATCTTCTGGTTCAACAGAAGTAGTTTGCATACCTGATGTACCTATTTGTCCACGACCTGACATTATTTCAACATCATATTGAAATGCATCATCCGGAATACCTAATTCTCTTTTTACTAAATCAACTGCAAGTTGTTCCAAATATCCTTCATTATTAGATTCAATTTGTTTTATCTCTTGAACAGATCTCATTAACATAGAACCAAGGTTCGTAAGTTGGTTTTGACTTACAGATTCCATACCTGTATATCTTTTAACCTTATCTACAACATCTTTGAATCTTTTTGACGCCAATAATTGCTCAAATGAATTATCTTCTTCATCGTCTTCATCCTTGCGAGGCAAAGCAGGACTTTGAGAAAATGGTGTTTCACCTTTTTCTAATTTTGATTGTATTGAAGGATCCATTCTTTCTGGTCCTTCGTATTCTATCTGTTCTTTAATCTTCTTACTCATCTTTAAATTTAATATTTAAATTATCAAATGAAAGAAATTCAGGAACTTTATTATCACCTGATTCTCCTTTCGGATTTGGTTTGTGTTTTGGTTTAAAAGGATTTTTTCTTTCTGGTTTTTCTTTTGTACCAGGTTTTACTCTTGTAGGTGCGGTTTCCACATCACTACTACCTTTTGGTTTTGGTTTGTGTTTTGGTTTGAAAGGGCTTTTTCTTTCAGGTTTGCTCGGAGTTTTTGTTGGAATAACTACCGGTGCTTCTTTTGTACCAGGTGTATTTTCCAATAAATTCAATAAATCTTTTTTTGTCATACTTGGTTTATTCTCACTTTCCAACAAAGATAAGATTTTATTTTCCAATTGTCTAACTTTTCTTTTATAAGATTCATTTTTTACCTTTTCAGGTAATTTGCTAAAGTCTTTTGTATCATCAGCAAACTCACGTGCCATTTTACACCATTTTGATTTTGGTCCCTCTTCTTCACATTTTGCAAAGAAATAACCTTGTTGTGCTTTTGAACGGAATTTTTCCTTCATTTCTTCTTTTTCAAAAATACCCATTCCATCATCACTATCATTAAAACCATCATCTTCCCCAGGTCCCATATCTAAGTTACCACCCTTCTCATAAGGATCACGACCTGACATCTTATCTAAGTCCAATGATGATTGACCCTCAAACATACCTAATGTAGTTATAGGGGTCTTCATTTTTTTTGAGTGTTTCTTACCTTCACCCATTTCTATTTCTTCTTCACCTTCAACCGCCTTACGGATGGTATCAACGTGTCCTTGAATATAACTGTGTTCATCTTCCAATCCCATCATCTCTGCCATATCCATAATTTGCTCAGCCAAATTCTCGGCAACAACCATATAACCTTCATCAGTACCGGTCTCGTCATCTTCTAATATATGTTTTTCAATATAAAATAAAGCATCTTGTAATTTCGCTGTTCTTTCAGCCAAATCCATATCCTCTACTTTATCTTCAATATTTGCGTATAATTCAGAAGCACCAGGACAAACATCAAAATATTTTGTTTGATATGAACCAACAGTAATTTCTTGTGGATCATCCTCCTCATCTTGCTCTTCCAAATTTGAGGCAAGATTGTTTAAGTCCTCTTCGGTTGATTTAATAGCATTTTTAAGTTGCATAACTTTTTCTATTTTGGCATCCAAATCTTCTTTAACCAATCTTTTATGTAATGCTTTTATTTGATTCTTACTTAAAGATTTTATGGTTGAAATTGAAAAACCTTCATTGATTAAATCGTTTAATATATTAGTTTTCATCTTCTATTAAATTTTTTTCATATTTTAATATAATATCTCTTTCATAGAGTTTGTCTTCCACCGATTTGATATCTTCACCAAACCTAAAGACCAATCGTTTTAAATTTGTTGGAATTTGTGAATCATCGTCGTCTATCTCCCAAGCCAACGCGATCACATCATCCATGGCGTCATACATAGAAAAAAAATCTGATTCTTGGATCAAATTTAATTCAATGTCAGAATTTTTAAGAACACCTACCTTCTCTATATAATTAATTTGGGGTGGGAATGGTTTTCCTGATGCAGGTTGACTATCCCATTCTTCACCCCAAATGTCTTTTTGTTTAGAAAAAATAAATTCGTAAATGTTTTGACCGTTATAATTCGGACCCAATCCATTTACATATATTAGTTTCATAGCAATTCCCCTTTTGGAGAAATTTTATATGTTTTGTCTCCTTTTTGGAAAACCAAATTTTTCATATTAGTTTTTCCAATAAATGTTAAATCATTATTTTCTTTTAATAATGAATTTGAAGCCATTTCTTGTTCAACTGTTTCTGATAATCTTTGGATTTCTTTATTAACAGATACTTTTTTCACTTTTGATTGAATAAAGTTTTTAACTTGTTTTTCTTCGTTAATCTTTTTTTCTTCTTCAGTGATTACAAAATATTTTGAAATGATTTTATCTATTTTTGATTCAGAAAACATATGATCCATTTCTTTATCTTCCATATCCTCAGATAATTCAGTTTCAGGTTCTTCTTCGTCCATGTCTAAATCAAGATCCAAGTCAAAATCCTCATCACCCGCTTCAACATCAATTTTTGCTTCATCATCCACACCATAATCAATATCTTCTTCTGGTTCTTCAAATTTTTCCAAAATTTCTTCTCTATCTTCTTCATCCAAATTTTCCAAATCCAATGCAGATAAGATTGAGTTAATAACATATTTCATATCCGAAGATCTGATACCCATTGCTTGATCAAATGAACGAAGTTTTTGAGCCAATTTTCCTGTTAACTTTTGAATGGTCTTAAATGAAGTTTCTTCTTCATCTGATTCAACATCAACATCAACTTCTTCTTCATCACCCATTTCTTCATCACCTTCAGGTGCTTCCATATCCAAATCTAAGTCCAAATCCATTTCTTCTTCAGATCCTTCTTCATCACCCATATTTAAGTCCAAATCCAAATCAGTTTCGTCTGGTGTTGGTTCTTCTTTTGGTGCTTCAACTTCAGCCTCAGGTGTTTTTAATACAAATTTCTTTTGCTCACCAATTAAATCAACCCCTTCTTGATTCTCGTGAATTCTATTCAATTCACCAGCCAATAGGTTGATTTTTTTCATTGCTTGAGAAAATGATTTGTGATATTTTCTATTTTTCATCGGTTCAATATAATCCAACTCGGATTCATTGATTCCTTTTTTAACTATATAACCTACTTTTTCTTTTACGATTCCGTAGTAATTTCCGTCTGCCAATTGTATTGTATAGTCCGCAGAGGTATTATTTGATTCAGTCAAAGATTCTTTGCCATAATTGGCGATTTCCATGATCCTTCTTAATTTATCAGATCCTTCTAATCTTTCACTTCCTAAAGGTTTTAAATCTCCCATTTTTTTAATTTTTTTTTAAGAATAAAGGCCGTTTCCTCCCAATCTAACCATAGAACATTGGATTGATGGCTCCCCATTATCATCACTAAAGATTGGATGTGGTGTTTCGGTACTCCCCGTATACACCTTGTACTCCGTTTGTGCTGTGCAACCAGTAACTGCCATAATTAGTTTTTTATAAATAAATATATCCTAAATATAGAATTTCTTATAAATATAACAATAAAAGTTATTTTGCTTCTTTTAATGATAGACGATCATCCATCAATTCGTTCTGAAAATCAAACAGTTTTTGAATATATCCATTTCTTCTTAAGAACTTAAATACCAAATTTTCATAAGAATATTCTCCCTCTTGTTTAAGCCCTGAATTTCTATAATCTTTCAATTTTTCTTTTAATTTGTTGATCATTTCGTTGGCCGTTATCAAATCCTCATCTTTGCTATTTTCAATAATCGCATCAATTTTATCAATCCAAGAATTAACCTTTTGTTCCAAGAATTCTTTATTGATCTTAACATCTTCCATATTTGGTTGTTCAATCCATTTGTCATATAAAACCGAATAAACCCCCGTTGATACGTGTGGTTCATTGGTGTCTTGAACATATAACTCCACATCAAAACTCTTTACCTTGATATCGTGAGTTGAATTAAATAAGGTCTTTTTTAATTTGAATAAATCAGAAAATAAATCTTTCTGTTCTCCCGTTTCTTTAAAGTCAAACATAATGTGCAAATCAATATCAGAAAAATCTGACCAATTATAATTCGCCAAAGATCCCGTCATTACCACATCCAAAACAAAAATATCATAACCCAAATAATCAACAAACTCGTTTGCGATTTCTAATAAAATATCTCGTATTGGGGGTCTCATGACATAAGAATCATTATATGTCTTTTCCCAAATTTCTTCATTCAAATCATTTTGAATGTAAAAACTACTTAAAATATCATCAAATGTTTTCATCTACAATAAATAGATTAAAAATTACTTTTCTATTTTTTTGTATTTAAAATTCTTTGCAATTTCTTTTGAGAAAAACGAACCCTGAGACTTTGCCATTCTGAATTTTGTGTAAATTGAATGAGGAACCTCTTGGTATTCATAGATCAAACCATTATTAAATGTGGTTGTTAACGTTTTAGATGATGTATCATAAATCGTTTTTTTTAGATTTGATGACTCAATCTCGTTAATAATTAACTTTCCTTCAATTTTTTCACTTTTAATAGCCATAACTTATTTTTTTCTATAAGTATATGATATTTTGAAAAATAAAAAACCCTCCTTTTTGGGAAGGGTTTAAAATCTATTTTACCTTTTAATTATTTATTAGGTGGGTATTCCACAAAGAAAGACTCTAAATCATCATGTATTTTTTGTGGATTATTAATATCAAATTCAAAATTAATACGACCGTCAGATTTATAACCTTTTTGTTTCCACCAATCATCTATTTGTTTTTTTAAATCATTATCATCCGAAATTAAAGTAAAATCTTTTCTACCCGAACTAATAGAAAGACCATATCCTACATTAAAGTTACCTTGAGTTGTACCCCAGTTTAAACTTTGATGTGGTTCACTAGAGTCATCATAACTCATAAAAGTTATAATTTTCGGATTATACAAATCTTTTAATTTGTTAAATAAAGTTTTCCATTCAGGACTATTACGGTCCATTTTAGTTTCTTCTTGTTCGAGTAAATAAGGTTTTACATCACCTGACTTTGTCTCAATTAATTTTTTAAAATTATCAATGGCTAAATTCATACCACCTTCATGCAATTTGCGAATATTATTTTTTTCTTCTTCGCTAAGGTTATTTAGTAAATGTTTCATAGTTCTATTTTTAATATAAATATATGGACAAATAAAAAACCCCTCACGTGGAGGGGATATTAAATTAAGATTTAAGTTCTTTCAGTTGATCTCTAATTTCAATTGCTCGTTCAAAGTTTTGTTCTGAAATTACTTTTTTAAGTTCTAAATTAAGATTTGAAATTTCTTCTTTATTTTTTTCCAAGTTCTTAATTTGATCTCTCAATTCTGCTGCTTTTTCAAAATCTTCATTTTCAACAGCAATACGGAGTTGATTTTTGAGGTCCATATTTTCAGGGTTCATCATTTTTTCCTCAAAACCACGAGGTGTGAAATAGATTTTAGTTTGAACAAAAGATCCATCATTAGATGTGAATGTCTCTTTTTCCCACTCACCTATTTCCGTTGAATAATTTTTCTTTTCGGTATTTCCTGTTCTATCTGTTTGTGGATAAAACAAATAATCAGAATTAAAATTGAAGTCTTTAAAAAGATCATTTAAATCATCAATCCAAGTTTTTCTTCTTCTAAACATAATTTTTTTTGGTTTTAAAAGTTTTATTTATATCTTTGTCCCTCACTATGTAAATATCATGCCATCAAAATAAAAAAAGATAAGATCTGACGTTTTGTAAGTAAAAATGTCAAAATGACAGTAAAAAAATAAATTACACTGACATTTTGTCTAAAAGTTGATAACTACATAGTTTTTGTTATATTTGTTTCGTATAAACTTAAAATTGAAATAGAATGATTGAAGAAATTGATCCAAATCAAAAAAGTGCAAGTTCATCCAAAGACACCTCAGGTTCATCAACTCCCGTGTTGGATAACTTTTCTCGTGACCTGATCAAATTGGCACAAGAAGGAAAACTTGATCCAGTAATCGGAAGAGAACGTGAAATCAATCGGATTGCGCAAATACTCTCACGTCGCAAGAAAAATAACCCCATCATCATCGGAGAACCTGGTGCAGGAAAGACTGCGATTGTGGAAGGACTGGCAATGAAGATATATAATGGTGATTGTCCGCAAAACTTATGTGATAAGAAAATCGTATCATTGGATATGACTTCAATCGTTGCGGGAACCAAATATCGTGGTCAGTTTGAAGAACGTATCAAAGTCATTTTGGAAGAACTTGAAAATAACACAGATATTATTGTGTTTATTGACGAGATTCACACAATGATCGGTGCTGGTAATTCAAGTGGTTCATTGGATGCGTCCAATATCTTTAAACCCGCTCTTGCTCGTGGAGAACTCCAATGTATCGGAGCAACCACATTGGACGAATACCGTGAGAATATTGAAAAAGACGGAGCATTGGATCGTCGTTTCCAAAAAGTGATCGTTGATGGTGCAACACCTGAAGAGACAATGGAAATTCTTACAAATCTTAAGGAACGTTATGAAAAACACCACAAAGTTTCTTATTCACCTGAATCACTAAAAGCATGTGTATCTCTTGCGGGTCGTTACATCACCGATCGTGAATTCCCTGATAAAGCAATTGATATTATGGATGAGGTTGGTGCTCGTTGTCAAATCAATGTGAAGTTACCTGAGATTATTGAAGAACTTAAAGAAAAGGCGGCAGAAATTCGGGAAGAAAAAATCCAAGTGGTTAAGTCTCAACGATATGAACAAGCAGCACAATTACGAGACAAGGAAAAGAAAATCCTGAAACAACTGGAAGATGAGAAACGCAAGTTTGAAGAATCAAAAGACACCGAACGTCATCCTGTGACCGAAGAAATGGTATATGAAGTCGTATCGGTAATGACCAAAATACCTATTTCCAAATTAACCACCGATGACAAACAAAGTCTTTTGGATTTGGAATCAAACCTCAATATGAGTGTTATTGGTCAGGAAGATGCGGTCTCCAAAATATCAAAATCAATTCGGAGAAACCGAGTTGGAATTAAAGACCCAAATCGTCCAATCGGTTCCTTTATCTTCTTGGGTTCAACAGGTATTGGTAAAACTCACTTGGCAAAACAGTTGGCAAAAGAAATATTCGGAGATGAAGATGCATTAATCCGTGTGGATATGTCTGAATATCAAGAAAAACATTCAATGTCCCGATTGATTGGTTCTCCTCCTGGATATGTGGGTTATGATCAAGGAGGTCAATTGACGGAATCAGTTAAAAACAAACCTTATTCGGTGGTATTATTTGATGAGGTGGAAAAAGCAAACAAGGATATTTTCTCTTTGTTATTGCAAACAATGGATGATGGATTCTTAACTGATAGCTTTGGTCGGAGAATTAATTTCCGTAACACTTTGATCATTATGACCTCAAATTTGGGTGTTAAAAAACTTCAAGATTTTGGAACGGGAGTTGGTTTTGCAACCGAAAAACGAGTGTCAAATAATGAAGAAATGAAAAAAGTCCTTCTTCAAAAGGAATTGAAAAACCATTTCACACCTGAATTTTTGAACCGTGTTGATGAGGTGATTGTGTTTAACCCTCTTAAAGAAGATGAAGTTAAAAAAATCACACAGATTGAAATTAACAAATTACTTCAACGTATTGAGGACCTGAATTACAAGATCACAATTTCTGAAGAAGTGGTTACTTATATTTCAGAAGTGGGATTTGATGAGAAATATGGTGCACGTCCAATCAAACGAGCAATTCAAGAAAAACTTGAGGACCTAATCTCTGAAAGTATATTGCGTGGAGAAATCAAAGAAGAAACACCGTATAATATGATTTTACAAGATGATGAGATCAAAATACAGTAATTTCTAACTTAATATTAAAAAAGACCCATTTATTGGGTCTTTTTTTTTGATTATATGAATATTTTTATTACTTTTGAAAAAAATATAACATGAACGCAACCCAACTACAGGATTTTAAAGATCTTCTTTCCGTACCTTCAAAAACTTATAAAGAAGAAGGAATGGTCAAATATATTACCTCTGTATTAGATAATATTGAAGGTGTTAGTTATTATTTGGATCATAAGATGAATGTCTATGCAACCAAAGGGAAATTACCCGAAGGTAAATATTATCCAATGTTTATTGCACACACCGATACCGTACACGAACTGCAAGATAAAATCGTAGTTAAAGAAGAATACCTTAGAAAACCAAATACATTTGGCAAATCATATGATGATACGGAATATTTGTCACTTAAAGGATATCTTGAAGATGGAACACCCACCGGAATTGGTGGTGATGATAAAGTTGGTATTTTCATTGCAATTGAACTACTCAAAACCTTAAACTACTGTAAAGTTGGTTTGTTTGTTTCAGAAGAGACCGGATGTATCGGATCAAGTCAGTGTGATTTGAGTTTTTTAGAGGATGTAGGATACGCAATTCAATTTGACTGTCCAGGTGATCACCTAATTACCGAGTATTGCTCGGGAGTTCAATTATACCAAAAAAATGGTGAGTTCATCAATAAAATCCTTCCCATCTTCTCCAAAGCAATGGGATGTGATATTGATCAGCAATCACATCCATATACCGATGTCTCACAAATCAAATTAAAAGGTGATTTTTCTTGTATCAATTTTTCTTGTGGATATTACAATATGCACACCAGCAAAGAATTTGTTGTGGTACAGGATGTTGAAAACGCATTCAATTCAGCACTTAATATGGTTAATGAACTCGGATTTGAACTATACGAATTTTTAGGTCCGAATGACACATATGAAAACGATTATGATGATGATGACCTATATACTTTTAATTCAACTATATGGGATAATATTGAAATGGAGTATACTAATGATGAGTTCACCATTGAAGATCACCGAACCGATAATTTTATAAGTTTAGATTACGAACAAACTGTTGAACTTTATTTGTTCTTAAAAGAACAACTTAATGACAAATATTAAAAAATATCCAAAATATCAAACATAGAATAATTGTTCAATAGACTTTCAAATGTTGATAATTTAGATTTTACGGTTTTACTTTGATCAGTATCTTTATTCATTATTTCAAATTGTAACCCATTAGTTTTAGGATCCACATTTTTAATAATTAATTGAATATCTTGATCTATATTCTTTATTTTAATCGGCTTATTAAATCCATATTTACTTTTAACATATTCACTAATTTCTTTGTACTTATCATAATCTTCAAAAGAATCCGATTCCCACAAATCTGACATAAATTTTTCAAAAATAATTTCTAATTCTTCAGATAATCGTTCATTTAATTTATCATAATCTATATTACCCAAATGATCATAAACAAGATCTTCAACAAAACCTACATTTATGTTTTGACTATCAATACTGTATCTTATTATATCATCAATTAAATAATCATCAGGATTTTCAAAATTAAAATAGTCATATAACGCAATTAAATCTTCAATTGATATATAATATCTAAAAAAACAATAATCATTATCATCTTTATAAAGTTTAAATCCTAAAACATCTAAGACATTACAGTATGTTTCATAAATATTTTTTATCACACCTTCAATTGCCAATTCGCTTTGAATTTCCGTGAAACTATCTCTAATTGAGTCAATTAATGTGGGAAATTCATCCACAAGAAACTCTTGTGTTTGAGTTCTACATCTTTCCGTATTGTTAAATTCAATAGGATAAACGTCAGATTTTTTTAAACCTTTTTTTCCTTTCAAACTTTTTAATTTTTCCATATCAATTTTCTTAGAATAAGGAAAACAATCTGTAAGTTCGTTATTAAAAATTCTGAAAAGTTCTTTCATATCTTTTAAAAAACTTTCAGGTAAAATATAGTTTATAAAACTATTTTCTTCCAATGCAGAATCAAATTCACTGGATGTTTGATCATAATAGAAATTAGGGTCATTCAAAACTACACTTAATAAATCTATTTCATATTCATTCATAACTTCACTGAACCAACTGAAATAATCGGATTCGTTTGGAAAAGTAAAATAAACGTTTCCATCTTTATAGTAATCAAAATATTCAGAACTTAATGGTTGCTTAAGAGCCGATGCTCCACCTTCAATCGCTTGTTTTAATATTCCATAATCACTTTTTGATTTTATAATTTTTTTAATTAACTCTTCAATCGGACTAAACCTATCCAATAAAAATTGCAAACTACGCACATTGTCCTGTTGATCCCATACCGATACGGACCCATCCCATTCTACAAGAAGAGCCATTTTACCTAAGGTAGCATTACCCACCGCACTTTTATCAATTATATAAATTAACCTACCTTCATTAGTGTATCTATTGAAGTCCCTCTCAGTACCGGTCGTACACCATTTGGTGTTTGCACCATAAAAACAAGATGCCTTATAATTGAAAGGCTCAACAATCAAAAATCTATCATCTTCATAGATTTTATTCACATTCTTTTTGGCTTCTTCCTCTTCCTTTTTAATTCTTTTACGAATATCAACAGAGTTATTCATTACCTGCACCGTCCATATTGTCGGATATGAATTGATATGCTTTGGAGACCTTTTCAGTTGATTTGCTTTAGATTCAGAATCAAAATATTTTATTCCACGAGCCTCAGCTTCGTTAATTTTCTTAAAGAAAAACTCAACATCGTTTTCAGAAATAGAATTTGAATATTCGTGGAATTTTTTGATTTCATCACCCATAAAATTCATTAAATCCACCAAACTTCTACCATCATAATCAGAATTCCATAGACGGACAAGTTCTTTAATCATCCATTCAGAATACTTTTTGGTTGCAGAAGGGTCCTGATCAATAAAATCTCCCAATAAACTTTCAAAGTCTTCAAAATTAATACTATCTTTGTATCTATCAATAAGGGTCTCTTTCTTCCCTTCCAATAAAATATTCAATAAGGACATAAATACTTTTTTAATATAAATACTTGATTATTTGGATAATTTAATTTTAATACTTACATTTGTTAAAAATAATAAATCATGAAAAATATACTCCTTACAATTCTGGCCGGTCTATTCACCACACTGACCTCATTTTCACAAATTACAATTGATATAGATGCCGATAGCATGTATGTATTCCATCACAATGATTGGTATAGTGAAGCAATGGCAATTGATAGTGCTTTGTTTTTATCTGAGATGTTGAATGCCAATTGGGATAAAGATCCCGAAGAGTGTACGTGTCTTGTACCAATTGATATCAAAAGAAATCTTGATTATCATATTAAGATAAAATGGGATCCTGAATCTCGTACGGGTGAGATCTTTCAGGGTGGTGATTACTTTTTAATTAATAGGTTTCACGAGGCAACCGACATAGATGGAAACACTTCATATTGGATCATGTATCAATATTCCGTGGCAGGAGCAATGGCTCCCCACCTAATTATAGTCTATCTGGGTGTATATATGGATTTGGGAGTTCGGTACTCAGAGGAATCGGGAGGACTAACTCACGTGGTAAGGACGATTAAATATAAAAATATAGATTAAGAATCACACAAAGTATCTTGATCAATACCTACATTTGATAACTGTTTATTAAAAACATCCACAAAAACCGCAGGATAATTACTATATAAGTTATTCATTTCTTTGTTTTGTTTTGCTATAGATTCTAAAAATCTATTTAAACCATTTTTACAAATAATTTCCAAAGGTGTGTTCGCCGCAGAAATCATATCATCTGTAATCATTGACCAAACTTTAAAGGACATTTCCTCATTACCTGGTTCACCAAGATGAGGTGAATACACTCCTCTGCTAGAAGGATTAACAGATAACCCTATGGTTTTCATATCATTTATATCAAAACCTTCTAATATATTAATAAATTTAAAAATATCTTCAGAATTTTTTGTCTTATCTTTTAGTATAGAACCTGGAACATAATTATTTGGTATGGTCGTTGATAAATATTTATTAATTGCTGTTCTATCAAAAGAACCTATATTAGATTGCTCTCTAATAACCCTTTCTATAATACCCTTTAAATCTGATTCTGTTAGTTTGACAACTTTTTTTCCCATAACAATAATATTTTCTTATAAATAGCTTGTTAGAATAAAAAAAGTATTTATATTTGTAGAAGAAATTAGTTCTTTGAAAATATGGGGGTGAATTGGTATCGATTGACGTAATTTTCCATACGGGGCACGCAGTGAGATGTTTCCTATCACTTTAATCTACGGATACGACTTTTTACATGGCGAAACAATCGCAGATCTTCAGGCAGTTGGTCTTATCCGCGCTGAAGAAGTAGCTGTAGCGTAAGACGTTCACAGTGAAGTGGGTCGGTGGACATATAACCTAGAAACAGAAGTCTTTATATAGGTGGAAAAACGACTGAACCTAAAATCGGGTCGTCCATTGGTTGTTAGGTTTACGATGGTGAAGAACAAACCGACTATTTCGGAGGGTAAGAGAAACCCTGACCTAAGCGTGTAGTCCTTTATGGACGGTGCGGGCAAGACGGCGGTTCGACTCCGCCCACTTCCACCAATAACCCCTCCACGTGAGGGGTTTTTCAATATAATATAGATATAATCTATTTCACTTTTACCTTTATTGGACTATTTTATAATAAAAAACATTATGGAAGATTTAACACAAGATAACTTAGGTGAGGTATTATCCTCAAACAAAAAAGTAATGGTTCAATACGGAGCATCGTGGTGTGGTAATTGCAAATTAACCAAACCAAAGTTTAAAAGATTATCCACCGAAAATGAAGACATCAAATTTATTTACGTGGACGCAGAAAAATTACCTGGTACTCGTCAGTTTGCTGAGGTTACAAACTTACCAACATTCGCAGGATTCGTGGATGGAAAATTAGTAAAACAGTCTCAAGGGAATAAAATTGAAGTCATACAAGAAGTTTTAAATGAAGTTATTGAATTAAATTAACTTTTTAACTTGACCCTTTAATTTTTTTTCAATATTATAGTTGTGATTAATATAAAACACAATAAAAAATGAAAAAAGTAATTTTCTCCCTTATGTCAGTTGCGATGTTAGCATCATGCACAACTGAAACAACTGAAGTTGAAACTGTTGAAGTTGATACCGTACAAGTTGAGGTTACACCTGTGGATTCTACCACAGTGGAGGCCGACACTACAGTATCCGAATAAACTACGGATCAGTTTATAAAAAAAGGTCAGAATTATCTGACCTTTTTTTTGTTTAAGTCATATTTTAACTTATCTTTGTATGGTAATCATCAGTAAGGAATTAAAAACATCATCATCATGACCGGGATTAACATAGAAGAAAAAGTAAGAAACTACCAAGGAACCAACAACTTCATCAAAGCAATCCGTCCATCATTATCAAAATGGGGTCGTCTAACTGCAAAACAATACGCCGCAGCCGAGAAAATCATTCTCAACGAAGAACGTCAAAAAGAAATTAACGTAGAAGAACTCCCAACTGAACTACGAGCAATCGTTGAATACACAGGTGAGTCTACCTTCGTTAACGACTTGAAAATGAAGTACAAGAAGTACCGCAAGTTAACTGATAAGCAAATATCTGCAGGTTACAAGGCAATTGACCGTGAAACCCAAAAAAGTTCACAAAAAGAAATCAATATTAAAATGGTCGGAAATACCATTAAATTAAACCGCAAAATCGCCCTGGATATCAAAGAAAATTACAACTTGGACTTCCACCCCATTTTGGTTGATGTTACAGAAGTATTGATTATGTCAAATAAAGCATTCAAAATCAAAGCAAAATTAACCAAAGAAAACGGAGGCATCTGTAGCTGTTGCGGACGAACCCTTACTGATGAAATGTCACAAATAACTGGCATCGGACCAGTATGTGCAAAAAACGTCGGAGTTAAACACCCCAAAACAAAAGATGAGATCGGCAAATTCAAGCAAGAAATGTCAAACAAAATAGATGAAATCGGTGAGTTTGAGTTTTGGATCCCCAAACGATCTATCGTAGAATGGAAAGGAACCGCAAAGATCTTTATGAAATTGTAATTAAAATTTTATTAATATATATTTGTTTTAAAATCTATTTTAACTATACTTGATCTTATATTTATAATAGAGAAAAAATTCACAAAATATATGGACAAAGTATTAGTGTTGAATTCAGATTATTCTCCTCTGAATATTACCACACTAACAAGAGGTTTTGTGTTAGTGAGTAAGGGAAAGGCAGAAGTAGTGAAAAAAGGAGAAAATGATATCATAACATCCATAGGAAACTATGTTAGACCTGTTATTATCAGACTACTAGAATATATTAAGTATAGACCAAGAATAACCAAAGTTAGTCGCAGACGGATATTCCAAAGGGATAACCACACCTGTCAATATTGTGGTACAAAAAGAAATCTAACTATTGATCATATATTACCACGATCACGAGGTGGGGGTAACTCTTGGCAAAATTTAACTACTTCTTGTTCTCGTTGCAACAGTTTAAAAGGTGATCGCACACCTTCTGAAGCAAATATGAAACTTTTATCTAAACCCTATGAACCATCCATATTTTCAGATGTTTTATATCAGGGTATTGGAAAAGTATGGGAAGATTTTACTGAATCTTTTAAATAAAAAAAAGGGGTTTAAAACCCCTTTTTAGATACGTACACACCCCCCCTTTTTATTAGTGTTTATTGATTTTTAGGTACCCAAACATCTAAATTCTCAGAAAATTCTCGCGATTTAATTTTCTTCTTACTATAATTATCTTTATTTTCTTTTGGTTCACTAAATTTGAACCCTTTTCTTTTTAATTTTTTTAATATTTCTTTTTGTTTTTTTGTTAAGTCATTTGACACTTCATCTTTTGTTAACAACGACTCCAATCCCTTTTTTTCTTTTTGTTTCATAACTTGCTCAAATGGTTCTTCTTTTGTTGGTTGAGTCATTTGAGGTTCCATATAATTTTTCTCGTCAGACATTGGTTGTTCTTGTGTTGTTGGATTAACTTTTTTTCCTGAATACTTATCTCCGATTACAATTTTTAGATCTCTTGGATCTGGACCTTCTTTGTTTATAATTGAAAAATAAATTGTATTTAACACTGACATCAAACCAGGTGTTTTTCCTATATCTAATTTTGTACTTGGAGGAAATGATCCAAGTTTAATTATTGGTTCGTTATTTTTATCAAACCCTTTTGATAAAACAACGGCTTTAATAAATGCGGTATCACCTGTTTCACCTAATTGCATTAGTTTTTCAAGGTGTTTTTTGATTTCTGAAATATCTTCAGTTGTAAAGATTACTCTTTTACTCACACCATCTCTACTTACCGTATAAAAATAAATTTCATCTAATCTTTGGGAAATATTTTCCATATTATTGTTTTTCTGTTCACTAATATTTAAAGTTTCTTCAATTTTTTGGTTAAAAAACTGGCTTATGTGTTTTTGTTTACCGTCATCATCAATAAAATCAAAATCATCACCTCCGTTTTTAACTATAACACGATAAGCTTTTTTGTTTCTATCTTTATCTTGACCCCAAAAATAAATATCACCTGTTCTACAATGTAATGATTCTTTATCTGTGTCAAAATCAGATAGATTTGTAATATAATTCATCATTACATCTTCAAACTTACTATCTAAATCAGATAAGTAATATTTACCACATTTCTTTTTTGTGAATTCATCAAACTTATTCTTCACACTATCAATAGGTCCTGTGCTTTCTGGTCTTGGCGTAGGATCTCCCGGTAAATCTAAATTATCCTCTTGTTCTTTTATATTTTTCATTTTTTCTTAACGTCTTTTAAAGAATAATAATTTTTTCCATCAAGTGATACGATCATCCATTTATTTTGATATTTTTCAATTAGGTATGATGTACCTTCATGATTTAGTATCCATCTATCTTTTGTCGTTTCTGATTTAGATAAAGAATCTGGATTTTCATTAATGTAATTTCTTAAATATTCACTTGAACTATTTAGTATTTCTTCTTTTTCATCATATATTAACATCAGATCTTCTTCGCTCTTTTCTTTTAAATCCGTGTTTCTTTCAATAATTTCTTTGATGGTAGTCGGATCAAAAGATCTGGTTTTAAGAATATCAAATACACTTAATAATAATGGTTTTGCAAAATCAAAAATCATCTTAAAAGGAACTACATATTTAAAATCACTATTTGTCCAAAAATTTTCAAAAAATGATTCTATATCAATTAAGAGTCTCTCGGTATCACTTTTACTTAAATATTCTTCCATTTCTGATTCTGTCATATTGTTCTCTTCTTGAAATGACAAAACTGACTTTATAAGTGTTAACGTTATTGATGCGGTTAACCAGTTCTTTAATCCAATACCTACGGCTCTTGATAACATATATGGTAAACCACCACCAAGTTTTGTTGAACCAAAACTCAACCAACTAAGCATTTCACTCCACGACATTTTTCCTCGTATAAAAGACAAAAATCCTGGTTGTTTAAGTCCATCCATAACACCTAGATTAATTTTTGAACCTATTGATTTTCCTGTCAGATTTCTTACTTTACCCGAATTCTTACCCTTACTTTTATCTAATTTAGATAAAACCTCATCAATAAAGTCATCAGAATAACCTGATTTTTTCAATGATTTACTAAGTTCAGTTTTGGAAATTCCTTTTAATGATTTAATATCATTTGTTAATATTTTCGCAATTCTGCTTTGGAAATCTGCGTTTCCTTGATTACTCTGTATTAATTTTTTTATGAGTTTTGATCTATCCTCAGAAGAAAGTGTAGTGTCTAAAATATCATCAATCATTAGTTTTGATGTTCTGTCAAGATTAGCTGTTTTTTTTAAATTATTAAACGTATCTGCATCTATAAATACCCTTTTTAAACCTCTGGCCACTGATCTTCCTGCCCGACCCAGTAGAGAAGCGAGACTCTCATTTAATTGTTCAGATTCAAATATTACAGTTAAATCAACAGGTAATTCCTCTTTTCTTGATGTAGCAACCGAAGCACCTGTTAAAGCTAATTCACCGTCACTTACAAATTTATTTACCTGTTTTTTAAAACTATCAATTTTTGCGATTATATTTTTTAAGAATTTCGCACCTTTTGGATATCTGTCAGCTAAAAAGGTAACCACTTTAGACATATTCCCTTTTAATTTGTCCATCATTTGAGGTATCTTTTCAAAAAATGATCGGGCTTGTTTGTTACTTTTTAAAAGTCTAACAAGGTCTTCAGTGGAATCTATCCCTTTAAAAAGTTTTTTCATCACTTTAGCGGCACTACCAGTCGCAACCATCGCAAATACATCAAATAGTGTATCTAATATTTTTGAGAATATTGTTCCCTCGTAATCACCACTTATAATTTCATATATGTCTAAACCAACAATCAACCCCCATAAAATTGCTTGTGGTACTTTACCGATACCTGTTAAGACCAATATAGTTTCTAAGATCATACCGACCGGACTATAAACAGCATCACGTAATTTTTTCAATACATAAACAGTTCCTTTTTTTAGAAGTTCCACAACTTCCATCCATTCGGCATTGGCTATTTTATCAACCACAGAGGAAATACCTTTTGCTGATGTTTTTACAAAATCTTTTATCCCTGATACGGTGGATTTGCCAGTTTCTTTTGCCCAATCTTTAAAACGATCCCATAATTTGGCTTCATTTAAAAATTCAGAAATAATTTCTTTATATTGAGTAATTTCTGAAACTGATTCAGATAATAGTGATTTGTTTAATATTAGGTTAGCTTCTTCACGAAGTTCAATAGGTGTATTTTCGTGATTAAATGAATATCTTAAGAAGAACTTTAAATTTTCAAAGTTTTCCCATATATCACCATAATTTTTCTTATTTTCAATATCAATTAGATCATCCATGAAAATAACATACTTTTCATCTGGAGACATAATTTCATTAATAACCACACCTGATTTCATAAAAGCTTTTCCTATAAATACTTGTTTCACTAAAAAAAATTTAATATATTTGTTTAAAATTTAAATTATGAAATTTAAAAGAGGTGAAACTGTTCGGGCAAAAAAAACAAAAAGCGTATTTGCTGTAAAAAGAACTATGGTTATTGATGATGTTTTACATTATTACTATGAAAGAGATCAAGCCTGGTACGCCGAAACTATATTAATGAATGCTCAAGAATACCGTGACAAAAGAAAAGCAAAAGGAAAAAAATTAAAGATTAGGGATTACGGTGATGAAAAAGAGGTAATTAAAAATATGATGGAATATGCAAAAACTGAAAGTTTTAAGAATCAAATAAATAAGAAACATGCAGAACTAGTTGAGCAATCGTCACCAAAGTGGGTTCGCTTTGCCTCTAGACACACCGGACTCCCACTTACTCGTTGGCTCTATCATATTCGCAGGTCCTCTCCTTAAACCGGTTTCCCATTTTGACATTGATGCAGTTGCAGGTGCACCACCATCTTCTTGTTCACCAACTTCCTCTTTACTCTCTTCACCGTATATTTCAGGATGTTGAATACCAAACTTTTTGATTAATTCACCAGCAGTTGCATTGGCATCATCTTCAATTGGTCCACCGACATTTGAAATTTTTCCTTTTAGATCACCATCTTCATTTTGTCTATGGTGAGTCATCTCATGTGCAATTGAACGAAGAATGTCAACTAATGCTCTATCTAACACAAACACTCTAATTTCTGATTGTTCAAAATTCTCATCTCCTTCATCCTGATATCTATAAACCGCAGTTGTTTTAATACCATCTTTATTGTTTTGTAAAATGATATTTACATCATATTCAATACCGAGTTCTTTTTTAATAAACTCAACAAAATCATCAATGATCTTTTTATCGGATGAATCCATCTGAACACCTTTGGTCTCAACTTTTTCATTTAGACCCATTACGGTCTTAATTCTTGATATTTCTTCGTTTAATCTCATAACCATAAATATATTAGTTTGACATAATGATAAAAAAAAACTATAATGAAAATAAAAATGCGTTTTATTTGGGTTTTACTTATTTTACTTTTCGGTTGTGTTCGTTATGAATTTCCGACATATCCAAGTTTAGATGGTGACTATATAGTAAGAAGTGTTACTATACACCATATAGACAACCATACTTCCACTCTGTTTGACACTGTTTTATATGATGGTGTATTCTCATATCAAAACCCAATTGGTCCCTTAGACTCAATGACAGTAGGTCAAACTCGGTTACACTTTTCTGGAATCAAGCTATATATGGGATTTTATATGATTAACGGAGACCCTCAATGGGAAAACGAATTTTATTACACAATATCTCAAGATATTTTATCAAGGGAGTGGGTTTACTTAGAGGTTGACTATATTATAGATAACACCTTTACCAAACGAAATTACCGTATTATTGAAGATGGTTTAGAATATTTAGTACTGGAATGTACCCAACAATATAGTTTAGATGGTTACGATAACCAACATACGTATTCACTAAGACTTGAAGCTAATTAATCTCTTAAAAGTTTTTGTACTCTATCAATATTCTGTTTAAACTTCTCAGGATTGTCTTTTGCCCATTCTTTTATGGAATCAGGTAAATTTGAATTTTGTACTTCAGTCATTATTAAATCAATCCCACCCTTATGGGATCGTTTTTCCTCATCATTTTCAACAATAACATCACCAAATTCAGTAAATAACCTATTTCTCAAATTAGGTATTGTGGCATCAAAAGATATTTGAAAATTATTATTTTCTGCCCATTGTTTAATTTGTTCGGTGGATATTATTTTATTTTCTTCAAAAGGTACTTTATTTTTAAGACTTTGTGGTGAAGAAATTATTTTGTATAGTTTCATTGATGGACTAACAAAAAGCACAACTCTTTGTTTGTCCAAACCAAAAAAACTTGTTTTGGTTAGGAATATTTTACCTAATAGACTCTTCATAATTTTTTGTATTGATTCCATATAGTAATAAATAGTCTTAATTCATTTCTTGTGATGGAATTCTATCTGGATAAATTGTATAATATTCATTAAGAAATGATAATAAACTTTCTTCATCCATATATATTTCTTCCTCATCATCAAAAAGGTCAAATTCATCATCAAAATCACTATAAGAACCTAATAAACCCGAAGTTTCATCATATCCAAAATCTTCAACATACGCATATTCAATTATGTCCTGTCTAACTGAATCTTCATCATCATCTCTCAAACGAAATTCAACATTCAACATATTATTTTCTTTGTTAATGAAATGCATCAAAATTTCAACAACTTCCATGATATACTTTTTTAAGTTTTATTTTTTATAGAAATATATTAAAAAAAAGCAAAAGTATATAAATAAATCAAAAATTTTATAAATAAAAACTATATACTAAATAAATTATGTATAACAAATAATAAAAAAACCCGTCTATTATGACGGGTTTAAAATCAAATTACAAATAATATTTTTTTAATTAAACTTTTTAAACCTATCAAACATTTCTTTTATTTTATCAACACTTTCTTTCATTTCTGAACCACAACCTTCACATTGCTCTTCTTCATAGTAAACATCAACATTACCACCTTCAGAATCAAAATCATAAGCATCTTCCTCATCACCATACATTTCTTTACCATCAATATCCGAATCCATCATACCTTCCATATCATCATAATCTTCAGGTGACATATCACTACCAAACATTTTAATAATTGAATCAATATCAGACTCATAAGAATCGTCAGAATATGCATTATCAAATTGTTCAGGACCTTCAGATTTAAAGTCATATGCTGGATCAACACTTGAAACGTCCATGTCGTCCGCTTCAATTTCTTTTAAAGTATTTTCTTGTAATGACTTACATTTATCAGGATTCATATTTAAATAAAGTTGTGCTTGTTTTCTTCTTTTTTCATCGTCACCTTTTAATGCTTTACCAACACATCCACAAGTCACCTTACCTTTACAATATTTTGTAAAACTACCTTCATCCATATCAATATCTTGAATCCACTTATCATCTTTTTTCTTTTCTGATATAACAGATTCATTAATATTATGATTTTGATATGTTTTTACATTACCTTTATTATCAACGGTAATACCTTGTACATCACTCGGTCCTGGATCAACACCTAATGGACGAGTATTTGATGGGACATTTCCCGTAGCATATCCATCATAAAAAGCTGAATGTTTTTGCAAGATGGAATTTTTTTCTTCATCTGAAATTGTTAAATATGATCTCATAATAATCTTTTTTAATATAAATATGTTTCAATTTTATTTTGTACATTTGACACCAAACTTATCGTTTATTACATTTAAAATAAAAAATATGAAAATTGAATTAATTAACGAAATTGCCGAAGGTGCAATTCTTCTTACAGGTTATGAAGACTGTATTGTTGGATTTAGTGAAGAGTTTGGTGCTGAAACGCGTGTTGTATATTCTAAAGACAAAATAATAAATAAACTTGTTATGGAAGATAATATGAGTGAAGAAGACGCATTAGAACATTTTTACTACAATATCGCTGGTGGACATTACGGAGAACGAGACCCGATTTTCTTAACTTCTTTTGAAGATCTATAAATCCTTCATTATTTTTTTTATCTCTTCTAATATCACATCATTGTCTTTTGTATGTGTATCATTAGGTATCAAAAATTTACTATCAATATAACCCTCTTCATCATTCAAAATAACGAGAGGGTTGACGACTTTTTTGTTGATTTTTTCAAGTCTATCCGTCAAACCTTTGCAAAGATATTTGTGAATAAATAATCTTTCTTTTTCATTGCTATCCTTAAGATAATAATCCACATCATGATCAGCCATCCAACCGTCTCTCAATGTTGGATGAGGTAAAACAGTGACTATTTCAATCTCAGGAAAAGATAATGATAAATCATTTATCGCAAAAACATATCTATCCAAAACATTATCAATATGTTTGGTTAATTCTAATCCTTTTAATCTCGCATTTCTATAAAGGGAGACCCTACAATCAATCTCACCCAAATTTAAAACCACATAATCACCTTTCATCAAAGGTAACGAATCAATAAATTTCTTATATGAAGAATTAACAAATCTATTAATGGTGAGTTCAGAGACATCAATAGGGTTTAATATTTTATCATCAAATAGAAACTCATCAGAACCATATGGATATTTTGAAAAGTAATGATGTGCATTTGAGTCACCAATATACCATATATTTCTAAGGTGAAGTTCCCTCCCTTGACTCCTCATACGTAGGTTTTGATTACCTATGTTGATAATATCAGAATATAATATATCATTATCATTTTCAAAATCTTCAACGGTAATTTTGATTTTATCACTGAATCGGTAATACAGTCCTTTGTTAAACCCATCAACAACCCAGTAATTCATTCCGTTTACCAATGCAATTTCACCTCCTATTGCACGGTAACCTAACTTAAAAAATTCTTCTTTTATTTTAACCGTTGCAATTTTAATTTCTTGTCCGTGATATGAAAAATCTATCCTGATCTTTTTTCCATCACCTATAGGTTCTATACCGATATTAGTGATTTTAATATCATTTTGCATAATATAAACAAATTTAAATTATTTAAAGTAAAAAAGTACTTCTTTTGGGATTGGGTATGATATCTTTAGTTTGTTCCAACAATGTCTCAACTCTAAAAGTTTTACCGTAAGGAAAAACTGACCAACATTTACAATTAGGTTCATTAAACTGAAAAAATTTAGGTTGATTTTTTCTAGTTGAAGATGCCTGAACCGGATGTAGTATACCATTCTTAATAACCACCATATCCACACCAAAGTGATCAACAAAACCAAAGTCAGTACCAAATTCAAAAACCTCATATCCCTTCTCTCTAAATGCTTTGGCAACATCACTTTCAACCTGATATCCTCTACCTCTTGAATACTCAAAATTACTTTTTATTGTCTCACTAAACGACTCATCCTCCATCAAACCCATTATGGTATCATCAACCAATTTTAAATTTTCAATTGTCGGTTCTAAATAATCTTTGATATTACTATCTAAAACACTATCTTTCCAAGTATCAATATCACTAAGTGATTTCCAATTTTTATTATCGTTTAATAATGCTTGTGTTAAAATAACCCCTTGGTTAGTGTAGTGAGTATTCAACCTATTAAATAATGAATATTTTTCGTCATTATCAACAACCATAACCAAACCTTTTTGTTTTACACTTTCTAAGTCCTGTTCAATGGAATTAAGCATTTTAGTACATTGTCCTGAGTTTTTTAATAATTCATAAAATCTTAATAGTTCAGAATATCTTTCATCAAAATGAGCGGTTCCGGGTTCTAATTTTATCTTTTTACCTGTCGCTGTTAAGTCTATATTTTTTTGTAATTGATTAAAGAATTTTCTCGCTAAATCACTTAAAGGTTTTGACTGTAATTTTTTTGTTAGTTTCTCACAAAATTGTCTACCTGTGGTAAATTGAGAACAATTCGTTAGTTTTTTTACACCTTCTTGTATTGGTTTTTTAGAAGTTTTTTCATTTTCAATATCACTTTCAAGTACCCACATATCTTCAGACGAAACAAGAGATAGTGTAGATCCATTATCCCATTCAACTTCAATAAGATTCTCACTTTCTTCAAATGGATCACCAACTATACGTTTAACTGTACCGGCAGTACCAGCAGGTACAGGTGAATACTTATCATCCATATGGACACAGACTACTCTATCACCTTTTTTTAATGTTGGATTAATTTGTTTCATAACTTTTTTCTATAAATATTAAAATAACGGAATATTTATTAAAGAAAATACATTGTATGAAAATTATAATTACTGAAGAACAGAATAAATTGTTGATTGAAAGTGATATTTCTCAAAAAATTAACAACGCATATAAATCATCTCAAGAATACTTAAAAAATCTTCTTAAACACGTTGGTGGTCAATTAATTAATACACACATAAGATTTTTACTAACCTATGGTGCCGGTATTTCAGGGTTAATAAGAACAGTAGAAGAAGGTTTAATAGGTAAATATTCACACTTAACATCTGAAGAGGTGACATTAATCGCCATCGCATCCATTTTCAGTGTATTTTATTCTTATAAAGATGTCAGTAATTTATTTAAAAGAATAAAAAAACTCGGTGTTGAAGACGCATTTTTTGATGGTATTAGATATGTTGAAGGTATTAAAAAGAAATATTATATTCTTTTAAAGACATTGGGTTTAAGTGTACATAGAGGGGCAGATTTTGTGGCCTATGCTAATTTTTTACCAGTTCTAAGAATCTTGGTTGATATAATTAGTAATCACGGAATTAATTCAGACCAAGTTGATATATTTTTCCAAACAGTACCAACTACCTTAGCGATAAATATGGTAGGTATTGCCGCTAAAGATTTTTTTGATTTCTTAGCTGAAAAAATTTACGAAAAACGCGAAGAAATGAATAATCAGGATGATATCCTTCCTCAAGAGGTCTGATTTTTAAATCATTTATAATATATTTCCTTAATGAAAATTCCGCCTCTTCTAATGAATTATTCTGTTGATATTTGTGTGGGATATTTTCAGAAGTGAAAATAATTTTTATTCCTTTTCTATATCTCTTTTTTATAATAAAGAGTCTATTACCTCTTTCGTCTGTATTTTCAAAAATTACAAATTTTTTTAATACTTTAGTTGGTAAATCATCAAACTTAACCATATTAAACGAAATTAAATTGTTCATCAACTAAATAGTAAACTACCCCCATTGAGTAATATAATATCTTATTACCGTTATCGGTTAGTTGTTTACTAATTTCAATCAACTTAGATTTGTCAGTAATTTTTACACCTACTATTTTTTTACCACCAACAACTTTAAGTGTTTTATTTGTATTAATTATTGGTTCAGGAACGGTGAAATGTTCAAGAATATTTTTTATAAGATCTGATTTTTTTGAAGATAAAGGTAGTTTATGTTTTTTACATATATACCTCAGTTCAATTACTGTTTTTTTATCTAAATCTGTTTTACTATAAGACATAAAGATTAGATTTATTTAAAATAAATACGAAAATTAATCTTCCAAGTCAAGTGATTTTCTAAGACGTTCTATTTCCTGTTTAATCTCCTCATCTCTATCCATAGAGTCTTGTCTGGTTTCAAAATCTTTGTATTTTCTTGACTTATCACTATATATACCACCTGTTTTATATGCTTTTTGGTGTTGACCTCCGTGTTCCAAACCCTTTTCTAATTCCACTAATCTCTTATGAACTTCTTTCATTGATTTTTCAACATCATTAAATGATTTAAGATCACTTAAAATAATAATGTCTGACAAATATTCAGGTAAATCATAATCCACAACATCTGTTGGATCTCCGTATAACTTAGACTCATTCACTTTATTAGTATCGGCAAGATTATATTGAACATAAAAAGTCATATTCAGATCGTTACCTGCTCTGACAAACTGGTAGTTTACTGTTTCTAAAAAAGTAGTAAAAAAGGATAAACTTGATTTATCCTTAGTAAGACTTATTTTTCCCTCTTTTGTTATCTGAATTTCACTTATATTTTCCTCTAAAAGACTTTCACTAGTTATTATTGCTTCATTTAGTGTTCTTGTACTATTTGTCGGTAGTGAGGATATGCCTATTTTAACAAGAAAGTATATTTTATCGGGTTCATCATTTATTGATATCATTATTACGTCAATATCACTTATGTTATTTATATTAACTAAGTTCATAGTCAAATATGACTTTAATACCCTTTTTATTTTATCTTTATCCATAATATTCTTTATATTTTTGTGTTAAAAATTCAGTGATATCTTTAATATCATCATCATCTAAACCACTTTTCCATTTATTTCTTTGAAACCAATCATAAATAACCTCATAAGGCGGTTTATTCCTTAATTTGACTATTCTTCTAAACCCTTTAATTTGTGCAGGTATTTCCCACGGTTGTTTATAATATTCAATGTCTTTTGGCTCTTCATATCCTTTATCATCCGGCATCTTTTCAGGTAAATCATATTCTTGTTGATAAATATGCTCAAGTTCGTGTCTTACAATATCATTTAAGTCTGCCAATAAATCATAAAGTAACTGAGGATACTTATTTCTGTTTATTTTTAAAGATATAAAAATGGTATCATTATCACTTAATGTGCTCCCATCTAATTGATAATCTTGTTTCATAAAATCATCAAAATTCAATTGAAAAATTACCGAAAAATAAGGTACATTTTTGGCTTTACCTTCAAATGAATATCCGGCCTCCATTTGACCAACATCTTCAGGTAAATAAAATTCACCTTCTTCTTGTTTTTTTATTAAAAACATTAAATCTCTGGTTATCTTTCTAACTGGTCCATCAGTAACACTACCCTCTTCTAATATTCTGGATTCTTTAAGATCACCGATTGTTTGAAATGATAACTCCTTGGCCACGTTTTCTGGAGTTTCATCTTCATAAAACCCAGTCTTTATTCTAAAGTAATTTTTTTTCGCTAATGAACGAGCATATTTTTCTGAATTGACACTATTGGTTATCAACTCAATTACTCCATCATAATAATCTTCAAATTCAGTTTTGTTCATTACTTTCAAATTCTTTTTCTACTGTAATATTATTAATTATTAATGAAAAATCACCCATATTTATAAATTGTTTGAATTGATCAAAATCTTCCTTTATCTGTTTGGAAAATAAATCATAAGATAAATTTTCATAAAACTTAGGATCTTTTTCATTCACCCCCGTCATTGCAGAAATCGTTTTTTTTCTAATCAATTCATTAATTGCATTTGCAAATTTTTCATTATCAAATTTAATACTATCAAAAACAACATCACAAACTAAAAAGGGTTTTGGTTCACCTACACTTATAAGTGCTTTAAATGATTTTGGAATTAATTTATATTCACCGCTGACACTTTCAGTTGTATAAAAAAATTTATAATTCCCATCAAATTTAAATGTGTGATTTTTTAAGAATTTAATAGACTTGGCATATTTTTTTGGTGCCTCATCAACCATACTCTTCATATCACCCCATTCTTTATCAAAATCCATTTTACTTAGTCTTTTTATATAAATATGTTAATCATCAATTAAAAAGATTTCAACATTTCAATTAATCCGTCATATGGATAAACGTCTGTTTTATCTTTTCTATAATTGGTATGTGACCAAACACCACCGTGACCTTCATTTGCTCTTTCTTGATATTCAAATGCGTTCCAATCACCTCTTTTTACGTCCATATATGTTCTCAATGCATATTTGGTATTTCTTCCATTTAACCCATCTTCTTCCAACCTTTTACCATCAATTCCCGTATATCCTTTTGAATTTAAAAATTGTTGGATATCTAACACTTCCATATTTTCAACATTCCTTTTCTTTTTTTCAAAGACTTCATTTAAACCCCAACACAAGCCAATGTTAAATTCTTTAGATAATTTTGTTAAGAGAAATGCCAAAGATGAAAGTTGTTTATCGGTATATTTTTGATAGTATCTATAACCTCTGAAATTTTTTCCGAGGTCCACCACATCTTTTTCTTCTATTTTTGAATTTACATATGTAAAATATTCACCATCGGTTGTTCTGGTAAGGGGTCCGTAGTTACAAATTTCAATTCCTATGGATTGTTTATTTAGTTGGGTGTTATTTGAGTTTTTGGTCCCCAAGTGATGTGCCCAATTTTCTAATGGCATTGCTTGATAAATGACCCCGTCCCATTTTTCATCACCTTCTCTTGATTTTCCTCCGATTACATAATGGGTTGCAACTTTTAATGGTTTCCCTCCTTTTGATTTATCTTTATCCCACGACGATATTACCCAATCAGGTCTATGACTACCAGCGGTGTGGTGAAGTACGATTGTTGTTTTTTCTGATGTTGTGGTGAAATATTCATCTTCTGGTAATAATTTTTCAAAAATTCTCATTTAATGTTAGTTTTGTATTTATTTTTTCTATAAATATTGAAACTATTAGTTTGATTGCTTGGTCAGTCATTACAAAAAACATTTTATTATGAAGATATTTTTAAATTTATTGGCAGTATTGGTTTTTACGTTTGCCTTTGCTCAAGAAAACGTAACATATCAAAACCCCTTATTCTGTATTGAGTATTCGCAAGAATTCAAACAACCTTTGGAAATCAGTTATCGTGTATTGTGTCCGAATGGTGATGCGAGCAGAAGTGGTATGGACTTTTATACCAACGATACCATTATAACAACCACAGATGAGGACTATTATAAAAATATATGGGACAAAGGTCATATGGTACCCGCAAATGCAATGTCTTGCAACAAAGAGATGTTATATGAGACTTTTACTTATGTGAATTGTGCGTTGCAGCATGAAAAATTAAACAGGGGGGTATGGAATCAATTGGAACAAGTGGAGATCGCATTGGCAAGGTTATATCCAAATGTATATGTGACCATAAAAGTGGATGTGGATGAAGATTGTAAGAGCATGAAAAGTGGTGCAAAAATTCCAAGAGGATTTTATAAGACCATTACATTTGACAATTCCACTTTTGTTTTTTATTTTCCAAACAAAGACACATCAGGTACAGATTGGAACAATTATTTATTAAGAAGATGAACTTACACGAAATGGAACTTATCACCACCCATCCTGTTAAGAAACAGGATCTCGGATTTCACGGAAATTTATTTGGGGGAACTTTATTGTCGTGGATTGACTCCTCGGCTGCGTCTTATGCAATTCAAGTGTGTGACACCCCAAGGATGGTCACCCTTAAAATTGACGAATGCCTTTTTCAACGACCCGCAAAGGAAGGTCAGTTATTAAAAATCTATGCAAAAGTGTTGAAATTTGGTAGAACTTCAATTACCATATATTTGGAAGCACGATCTCACAATGTATATTCGGGACAACAAAATGTGGTGTTAAAAACAAATATTACATTTGTTCGGATTGATGAACAAGGGGATCCGGTTCCAATCTCTGAAAGAGTTAAAGAAAAGTATATAAATCAAAATTAAATATAATCAAATGAAAGTAGAAAACGGAAGTAAAGTAAAAGTTCATTACATCGGGACTTTAAATGACGGTGTGGAATTTGACAACTCATATAAGCGAGGTAATACCTTGAATTTTGAGGTTGGTCAAGGACAAATGATCAAAGGATTTGAAGATTCTGTAATGGGTATGGAACAAGGAGATAAGAAATCGGTAACGATTGCTCCTGAGAATGCATATGGAACTCGTATGGATGAAGCAATCACGGAGGTAGATAAGGCAAATTTCCCACCTGATTTCGTTGTTGAAATCGGAGCAATGGTTCAAGGTCAAACTGAACAAGGAATGCCGATCCAAGCAAAAATCCTTGAAGAAAAAGAAAACTCAATTGTTTTGGACCTTAACCACCCTCTTGCAGGAAAAGAATTAAATTTTGAAATTGAGTTGGTGGAATTGAATTAATTTTTTATATTTGTCAAAAATATAATCATCATGGGAACAAATTATTACAGAGTACCAAAAGTAAGTGAGATTAACTCTCGTTACCAAAAACTAAATCAACGGTTTCAAGAAATGAACATATGGGATACATCTTTAATCTTTGATAAGTTCCGTTTCATTGAGAACCCCGAAGATGAGTGGTCACCACTTAGTCCGTGGGATGAATTCGTAGATGGTATGAAGATTCACTTAGGTAAGCGAAGTGGTGGTTGGAAGTTCTGTTGGAATTTCCATAATGGTAAATATTACAACACAAAAGAAGAACTTTTAAACTTCATCAGGAAGGGTAGGGTCGTTGATGAGTATGGTGAACAGATTGATGTTGAAGAGTTCATTGAGATGGCACTTAATTGGGGTCAACCCGATGGTTTGGTGGCTGATAAAGAATACTTTGATAAAACTCAACATCATAGTTGGATGTCAAACCCTGAAGATTATTATGACAAAGAAATTGAAGGACTTAGAGTATCAAGTTCAACAGAGTTCAGTTAAGAATTCTTGGAGTTGGAGTTTTGATAATAATTCTGATTTGGGATATCCCGAAGAAGAAGAAGAAACAAAAAAACCTGATCTTGAAGATAAGTTTTAAAATTAATGATTATAGGTTGAGACCAAAGGGGGCGATAGGGAAATTTTTACTTTCGTCCCTTTTTATTTTACCTGGTGGTTTTATTATATTATCTTTGATCATCATTTATAAAATCATAAAAACTAAATTAAGATGAAGAGACTATTTCCTTTTTATTATTTTGATGAAGAAACATTGGAATTCAAGAGAGTCAATCTAAGAACATTAATCTTGTTGTTTGGTATTTCATTATTTGCCTCCATTTTGATCGTTCCATCAATATATAAAAGCAGCGTGATTAAGATTATGTATGCCGATTTTTATGAGCCAGAATCCGTTGTATTAAATGTGTCTGAATCCAAAAATGAGTTTAGTGAAGAAAAATTGATTGGTGTGTTAACGGATCTTAATATCAAGTTCCCTCATATTGTTTTGGCACAATCAAAGTTAGAAACAGGTCAATTCAAATCAAACATATTCAAAGAGAATCATAATTTGTTTGGAATGAAAGAGGCGAAAATCCGAGTCAATCTTGCAAAAGGAACACAATATGGTCATGCGTTTTATAATAACTGGATTGAATCAGTATATGATTATGCATTTTACCAAAGCACATACCTTTCAAGAATTAAAACAGAAGAACAATATTTTGAATATTTGGATCAATCTTATGCCGAAGCTGAGAATTATGTTGAAGCGTTAAAGGTAATTATTGAAAGAGAAAATCTTAAAGATGTGTTTGCGAACCGATGATGTATTATGAAAAAAATATTTTATCATTTATGGTGGGATTAATTCAAAAAAAATGCTTATATTAGCCAAAAGGAAAAAAATGAAACTCACGTTTATATCTGATACTCACACCAAACACGAACAGGTAACATCGTTTTTGCCTGGTGGTGATGTGATCATTCATGCTGGTGATGTTTCATCTATGGGATACAAGCACGAATTACAACAATTCCTTAAATGGTTCAATAACTTGGATAACTACACTCACAAGATTTTCATCGCAGGAAATCACGATTGGGGGTTTCAAGACAGTCCTACAATCTGCCAAGAACTTCTTGAGTCTTACGATAAGGTAACTTATCTTCAAGATAATTTGGAAGTGATCGGTGAGGACTATAACACCGCAGTTAAGGTATGGGGTTCTCCGTGGCAACCTGAATTTTTCAATTGGGCATTCAACCTACCACGAGCAGGTGAAGAACTCAAAGAGAAATGGGATATGATTCCGATGAATATTGACATCCTTGTGACACACGGACCCGCATGGGGTCATTTGGATACCGTAATAGGTAACCCAATGAATTTGGGGTGTGAAGTATTAACTGAACGAATTAATGTTGTTAAACCGAAGATACACGTGTTTGGACACATCCATAGTGGTTATGGTTATAAGTTTGACGGTGACACTCATTACTTCAACGCAGCAGCACTGAGTGAAAGATATAATTATGAAAACAAACCATTCAACGTTGAATGGGACCCTGAAACAAATGAAATAGAATTTTTAAATTAAAACAAAATGGCAAAGTACAAAATTGAATTTTATGGTTGGGAAATGAACGCAAACGCATATTCCCTTGATAACGAACAAGTAGAAGATATCCGTGAACTTATGGATGAAAATGGTGTTGATGAACTATGGGAAATCCGTAGTGAAATGGAAGACCTCGGCATTGACATATGGGATGCTGGTGATCTGTTTGATCTATCAAAACCACTTTACAATGACACCTTTTGGGGTCAGGTAATAGATGAAAGTGGCAATGTTGTATTGAAAATTGAATACACAGATTTTGGTGATCTTTATGATAATATAGGTGATGATAACGAAATTGAAGATAAATATCCTTATGAAAATTACGTTGCATTACCTGAGTTTTTGGATGACACCGACAATGTGTTGTTTGTTGTTGATGAGAACAAAGGTGGGTTGTTTGAATGTAGTTTTGAATCTGACGAAGAACCAAAAGCATCCGACTTCTCATTAATGGGGGGAACAATTGAAACACCTGAAGCCGAATGGGATTTTGTTTCACGAATTTTCTTTAAAGACCAAGAATTGGAGATTGAAGATTATTTGGATAATAATGGAAAAGCCGCAACAGTGGAAATATACACCAATGATGGTGAAACAATAAGTTAAGATTATGTTATTAGATATTTTAACCGCAGCACTTACATTATTCGCCGTAATTGATATGGTCGGAAATATTCCCTTGATTATCAAGTTGAGAAAAGAACACGGAGAAATCAACTCGTTTCAAGGGACCGTCATATCTGCAACAATTATGATCGCAATATTACTCATCGGTGAAACGTTATTTAAACTGTTGGGCATTGAAACATTCCATTTCGGTCTGGCAGGTTCCTTCCTTATTTTATATTTTGGAGTGAAAATGGTATTAGGATTAGATGAAAGCAGCAAAAAACAAAAACAAGCAATCAAAGCAACCATCTTTCCAATCGCATTTCCCTTAATATCAGGACCCGGTACCTTAACCACCATTATGTCCTTACAAGCAGAATTCGGAAGTTATACGGTCATACCAGCCATATTTATAAACTCATTGGTGATTTATTTGGTCCTGAAATCAGCCTCGTGGATCCAAGATAAAATAGGAATAATGGGGATCACCATAATGGAACGAGTTTTTGGAATTATATTGATCGCAATCGGAATGAAAATTTTATTACAAAACTTAATTTTAAGTATAAACTACGCAACCTTACAAATTTAATATTATGAACCTTCAAGATTTTATTTTTTCACTTTTATTTTTTATCTTAGCATCATTATCAGGAATTATTGTGACTGAGGCTTTTCGTTGGGGATATAACAAAACAAAAAACAACAAAAAATGACCGAACAATCACTTATTAATTTAAAATTTACAAAAAATTACGTAACCAAAGAAGAATCAGGTGCGGATCAGGATTTCTACTATTATACCCAAGAATTTGGAGACATTACACTGATCTCAAATGATAATTGGGACGCAGAAAAAACCACATGGGAAGTATCCATATTTGATTCAGAAACACTAAAAATTACCGACCATAAGTATTTGGTATCACTATATAATGTCTTAAATCATAATACAATAAAAGATGAAATGGTTGATTGAATTTAAAAATAATGTCTTTTGCAAATCCACAAAATATAAAATCGTAAGAGAAACATTTTGGGGAGCAAAATCAGAAATTGGAGAACCACGATTTTATATAATGAAACAGAAAAGGTTTTTAATATGGACTTGGTGGAGTTATGTAATTCATAAGGTGCACATTGAAAACGGCATCAAATTTGAAGCGATCCGATTTAAAACTTTACCAAATGCTGAGACTTATATTCATGAAGTTTTGAAAAAGAACAAACCAATTGATTCTGTTTTACGTATAGAACTATCAATTATTGAATAAAAAAAATGATTACACTTAATTCAGGAGATGTTTTGGAAGATAATGGAAAGATTAAGAAAATCCATATCAATCAACATAATATCCGATCCAATAAAACAAAATACACGGATTTACCTGTCATAACCATTAAAATTGGATCAAAGAATTATTATTGCAATCAAATTGAAATCATGGGACCATCCAAAATAAGTTATTGTGGTTCAGGAGATCAAAAACCCTTGATTAATTGCGGAGCAAGAGTTATAATGGAAACAACATCAGAAGTTAAAATTTTAGGATAAAATGACATTACATCAAGAATTTCTTTATGTTAAGCGAATGATTAACAGTTGCATAACACCCAAACAAAAAGAAACAGCACATGACTGGGCATGGAACTGGTCAAAACTTATGAAGAACAAATATCCTGACTTAGTAATTTCACAAACCGATTTATTCTTAGATGTGATCGGAAGCGAATAAATAATGAAAATGAAAGAAGTAAAAATTAAAGGACCAATCACAACAACAGGATTTTATGTCACACATGAAAATTCCAACATCAATAAGGATACCGATTTAGGTATATTCCTTAACTGGTTACTCAAACACTATAATACCGCAACTGATGATGTGAGCAAGAGTTTTTATTATACCAACTCTCAAAATCAAGAAGTTACCATCGCTGAGATTATAGAACACTTTAACAGAGATAATATGTTGGATTTTTTGACAGAACAATCACAAGAGTTAAATTTAGGTTACAATAACACCGAAGAGAGATGAAAGAAATAATATCTACAACGCCATTTGAGACAACAATTGGATTTTTATATTGGCTCAACGAGACTCACAACTTAAGAGGTCTTAAGAATCAGAGTGGGACTATACCGATTGAAGAGTACCCATTAAAGTTACAATCCTTGTTGAAAGAGTATAACAAGAAATACCCCAATGGGTTAACTGGATGGTAATAAACCTTTAACACCAAAGAGAAATGAACAAACCATATAAAACATATACCATAGAATTTACTGATCAACAAGGAAATACCTTCACCGTTGATTGTACAGATAATGTTAATATAAAAACAGAAAGTTTTAATGATGAATGTTTTACATCCATAAAATCTGAAAAATGGGATGTAGTTAAAACACATATTTTATATTCAACAGAAACTTTCTTACCCATCAAAGATCTTAAAGAAATTGAAAATAAAGATCAAAAATATACCCAAAAAGAAAAAGATCTCATTTTTGATGTAATGAGATGGGCTGTCAAAGAAATAACAGGTAGATCATTAAGAGAATCAATAATCGAAATACTAGTTGAAGACTTTACCAAAGAAATTTGACATTAAAGAAAACTTTTATATATTTGTAACATATTTAATAAAAACACGGAAATACTTTATTTAAAAATGAACAACCGAATTAAACATAACATTTGTCTCTCAAACCAAAGATGGTTTAGCTATGTTATGCAAAATACGTTCGGGCACTCATGATATAGTTAAGACAAACCAAATAACCAAAATATGAAGCCCGAACAGAAATGTTCGGGTTTTTTTGTTTATATTTGTCCCGTTAAAAGTTCTTTGACATATTGGAAGCCAAAATAGTCACGTAGTTCAGTTGGTTTAGAACGCAACGCTGATACCGTTGAGGTCGCAGGTTCAAGTCCTGCCGTGACTACTATATGGACTAATAGTTTAACTGGATAAAACACTTGGCTACGGACCAAGAGATGTCAAGGTTCGAATCCAGTTATCACCACAACATTGCGTGGCTTAGAGGAAAAGAACTTTCTCTCATAAGGAAGGTCAATCGGGTTCGAACCCCGAACACGCAACATCAGGAAGATTGGCTGAGTGGCTTAAAGCGGCACCCTGCTAAGGTGTTGACCTCGCAAGGGGTCCGAAGGTTCGAATCCTTCATCTTCCGCAATGTTCAACGAATTGACCCGTTCAGTGACAATGAACACTTAAAAGTATTGAACATTCCCTCTTAACTCAGTTGGCTAGAGTACCACACTTTTAATGTGGGAGTCCAGGGTTCGAGTCCCTGAGGGGGAACAAATTGCCGAAGTGGTGGAATGGTA